GAGAGCTACTACGAGGCGAAGAGCATTGCGGTTGCGATACAAGGCGTCCTGAGCGGTGCATCGGGGCAATTAGTAGCGGATCCCAATGACACGATAGGGGCATCGTTCCTTGACAACGAGCTTGACCTATATGAAGAGGACACGAAATTACACCACATAGCAGTTGACTATCTGGTGTGGGTGAATGAATAAGGAGGTTTTGCCATGACAGCAAATGCGATTATCGGATTTGGGGCGACTCTGACAAAGGGTGGGGATGCCGTCGCTGAGTTGACGAGCATCACCGGCCCGTCACAGAGCGCCGACACAATGGAGGTCACGTCGCACGACAGCAGCGACAACTACAAGGAATACCTGATTGCCCTGCTGGAAGCCGGAGAGGTGAGCATCGAGGGGTATTTCTATCCGGGCGATGCGGCCGGCCAGATCACGATGCACACCGACTTCCAGGCGCGAAGTAAGATCAGCTACGTGATCACGCTTTCCGACACGACCACGACCTGGGGCTTTGATGCCTTCATCACGGCCTTTGAGACCTCGGCACCGTTTGATGGGCCGACCGGCTTTTCCGCCACGCTGAAGATCACAGGCAAGCCGACGCTGGCTATCACGGCGAGTGCTGGTCTGACGACGACCTTCTTCGCCATATCGGAGAGTGCGGTCATCGTGCCAGACCCGGCAAACGATACCTACGAGTACGTGGCCACGGTCCTGACAACGATTGAATCGGTAACGGTGACTCCGATTGCTGCGGCTGGAGTGATCACGGTGGATGGCAATGTAGTGGTCACTGAACAGGCTTCGAGTGCTATCACGCTCGGCGATGCGGGGACTGTCACGGACATCACTATTGTCGTGACGGAAACGGGCGAGACCCCGGTGACGTACACCATTCACGTCGCCCGGGCCGCCGCTGGATAGGGGTATAAGTAGGGTGGGGGTCTGCAAAGGCCCCCACCCAACAGAAAGGAGGGGCTATGACTATTGAGAAGGTGCTGCCAACAGTGGAGATCGACCTGGGCGGCAAGGTGCGCCGCTTGCGCATGACGCTGGGAAGTCTGGCGCGGTTTCAGAAGGAGACCGGCGTCAACTTCTTTGAGGTCGGCGCGGAGTACAAGGGCTCGCCGGTGGAGTTGCAGGCGCTCGTCTGGGCCTGCTTGGTAGCTGATGACCGTACGCTGACACCCGAAGACGTAGGCGACCTCATATCGTTCTCAGAGATTGAGCGGGTGACTACGGCATTGACAGAGGCATGGACAGCGGCCACGCCAGAGGGCAGCGACCCTTTAGCGACGAGCGCGAACCCGTAGACTGGATAGTCCTCTGGAGCTTCGCACGTTTTAGTCTGAGGCTCAGCGAAGCGGAGTTCTGGGAGTTGACGCCAGCACAGTTGATGGCATTGGCAGAGCGCCACAAAGAGACGCAAGAGCTTGAAGATGCGAGAATCGGGAGACTGTGCGCAGTGATGGCCAACGTGTTTCGTGATGCGAAGAAGCGGCCCCGGGCTTTCCAGCCCTCAGACTTCATGCCGCAGAAGCGCACGACGTTGACATCTGAGCAGTGGCGGCAGCGCCTCGTGTCGCTCAATGCGGCATACGGCGGAGAGGTAGTCGAGCATGGCTGATATGAGCAAGCTCTATGCGGTGGTCGGTGCCAAGACCGACGGGTTCACTAAGGGCATGAATGGGGTCGGCAAGCAACTGGACACCACGCAAGGGAAGTTCGGCTCATTTGGTAAGAAGGCCGGCATCGCTATGGGTGTTGGCATCGGTGCGCTGGCTGGCCTGGCTGTCCAGGCTACCAAGACGGCAGTGGAATTCGAGGGCTCGATGCGCAATGTCAATACGATGATGGGCCTGACAGAGGATGAATTCAAGAGCCTATCAGATGAAGTATTGAATCTCTCAAAGACTGTAGGGGTATCGGGCGAAGACCTTGCTGGGGCACTCTACCAGGTGGTTTCGGCTGGTGTGCCGGCTGGGGAAGCTATGGATGTTCTCGCAGTAGCCGCAAGCGCCGCTGTTGGCGGTATGACGTCTGCCGAAACTGCTGTCGACGGAATCACTACAGTGCTCAACGCATTTAAGATGGAATCGAGCGAGGCAAGCCACGTGGCCGATATCATGTTCACGGCGGTCAAGCGTGGTAAGACTACATTCGAAGAGCTGTCATCCTCGATGGCTCAGGTTGCCCCGATGGCAGCGGCGGTTGGCTGGTCCTTCGAAGATGTCGCTGGTGCTGTAGCTACCATGACCAAGCAGGGCGTACCAACAACCCAAGCCATGACCCAATTGCGGCAGGTGATTGTGTCGCTCCTCAAGCCGACTGCCGATGCTCAGTTGATCATGGACAAGTACAGCCTGAGTCTCTACAACGACACAGCGGAAAGCCTGAAAGCTAAGGTTGCCATCGCTGACGTCAACACAAAACTACAGGAGCAAACCGCGCGGGCACAAGCTGCCAACGCTGCCATAGAACCACTAAAGGCATCTGTGGAGGTGGCAAACCAGCGATTTGCGGCACAATCGCAGGAACTCGACAAGCTGCGTGCGGCATACCAAAACGCGACTTATGCCATATCTGACATGACAAGCGAGATGGATTTTCTAAGTGACCAGCAAGCCGTAATCCGTTTGGAGATTCGCAAGATGCGCTTTGCTGCTGCCGAGCAAGACCGGGAATTGACCGAACAAGAGATTGCCAACATGGAAGCGCTGGAAGTCCAATTGGAACGCCTGGGTATTGGTTATGACGAATTGGCTATCAAGCGCGATGATATGCAAGAGGATCACCAGATGGAAGCCAATGTCCTTGGAGAGGCCGAGAAGGGCAATAAGAGACTGGCGGACGCGGTGGGCTTGGCAGCACAAGCCGTCACTGATGCTGAGGGTGCATACCAAGCTGAATTGATGAGCATTAAGGACATAGAGGCTGCCCTGGTAGCAGCACAAGCGGCCTATACAGAATCCAGCAAAGAGTTGAAAACGCTGCCGGAGATCATCGACGCAATCAATAAGGCGGAGATTTCAGGCGCAGATGTTGCCAAGCTGATGGGGTCGGTGGAAGCAGCAAGCGCAGTCATGGCACTGGCGGGGAAGAACGCCGGCGTGTTTGCCGATGACCTGACGGCTATGTATGACAGCGCCGGGGCTGCTACCGAAGCCTTTGACGAGATCAACAAAGGGCTGGGCCAGCAGATGAAGAAAACACAGATGTCATTCGATGCATTTATGACCCAATTGGGCAATGCGCTGATGCCTATCCTGAAAATGCTAATCGACATCCTGAATGAATTGATAGATGCACTTCCTATCGACGAACTGGTGACTTTGATTACCAGTGCTCTCGGCCCGCTCATAAGCATCGTGGGTAAGCTTGTCAAGACCGTACTACCGCCATTGATAAGCGTGCTCACCGACCTGCTGGTGCCAGTCTTCAAGATGCTCGCCGGTGTCATTGGCCCCATCGTTTCAAAGCTGCTGCCGCCGTTGGTGAGAATTATCACGAGCCTGCTGGCGATACTGACCCCGCTTATCACGACGGCCCTGGAGCCTATCATAGCATTGCTCGGTGTGTGGATTGACCTGCTGGCCCCGCTGCTGGAGATACTCGCCGACCTGATAGAGATGGCTGTCAAGCCTCTCACCACGGCGATAACCTGGCTCAGCGACAAAGCCTTGAAGCCTGTCATCGGATGGTTTCAAAAGCTGGGGGATATTGCTGCAAGCATCCTTGGTAGCATCCGGAAGGGCTTCGAGAACTTCAGGGAGAAAATAGGCTCCGTTTTTGGCCGCATCAAGGATATTCTCCTGGCACCGTTCCGGGCTATGCGGGATATAGCGGAGAAGGCTATCAACTGGATTATCCGCAAACTCAATACCCTGTCGTGGACAGTCCCCGATTGGGTGCCGTTCGTCGGCGGCAAGACGTTTGGATTCAACATTCCCGAGATACATCTGCCCGAGTTCAAGCTAGGCGGCATCGTGCCCGGCTTGTTGGGGCAAGCCGTTCCTATCATGGCGCACGCCGGGGAAATGATTATACCGCCCGACCTCGTGGGGGCACTGGCCACGGTAGGTGGTAGGGGCGATATTAACATCTATGTCCAGTCAATGGTCGTGCGTGAAGAGGCAGACGTGCGGAAGCTCGGTATTGAATTTAGGCGCGAGTATGACCGCGCGGCACGCCTGAAAGGTATCTCATGAACTTCAATAGCGTGGACCTGGCTGACTACGGGCTGACCGCCCTATTGAGCAGCCCTATCCCCTGGATGCCACCCTTGAAGCATGGCGACACGGGTGCGCACTGGCGGACGTATCAATCGTATACAGAGCTGCTACCCAGGGAAATCACACTGGATTGCATCGTAACGGCGGCGGATAGGGCCACGCTGA